CAGCAGCGCCGGGTCGCCGTACACCTGCGGGACCGTGGCCCCGTCGATGCACGACCTCGTGATCGGTCCCCGCACGGCGAGGAACGTCGCCGTCGACGCGGTGTAGCGGCGATCGTGCTGCACGCCTGTCCCCCACACCGTGTCCCCGGGCCGGAGGGCGTTCATCACCGACCCGATCGCGAGCACCTTGTCACGTTCGCCACGGTCCACACATCGCGGATGGAACCCGAGGTGTCGCAGAATCACGGGCGTCAGGACGTCACCGAAGTTCTTCACGTTCGGATTCCAGTAGGTGCGCATGGCCCCATGATCGCTGCAAGCGCCAGGCCCCGCGTGCATGCACGCGGGGCCTGAATGGGTGCTCTACGCCGGCACCGGCGAAGATGGAGGTCGGTGCCGGTGCCGGACTCACCTGGCAGCGACGCTACCAGCCCGACAGCGGCCGGGCAGCGCGCTCGGTGTCCACCACGACGTCGCCCACGTCCGAGTGCCGCATACGGCGCAGCGCGTGCGCGAGCGTGTCCGGGATGTCGTCGTGCGGGGCTGTGGGGAACGCCGTGCATTCGGTGAGGAAGTCGTCCAGCCACGCGCGGCCGGACGGCAGGTGCACCTGGTGCGCCTCCACGAGCGGCGACACGGACTGCACCCGGATCAGCTTCGCGCCGTCGGGCTTGACGGGCACGATGCCGTCGAGCTCCTTCTGCAGCGTCTCGATCGCCGCGGCACCGTTCGCGGCCTGTTCCACGACGTGCGCGATCGCCTGCGGGTACCGGCCGATGAAAGTCCGCATGCGCGCGAGCTGCACCGTGAACCCGCCACGGAACCGGACCTGGTCCAGGAGGAAGTACTGGTTCCCGGTGCGTTGCCACGCCTGCCCCACGCAGTAGTCACCAGCGGAATCGCCGGCGGTGCCGAACGTTAGATCCCACGCGGTGATCACCTGGTCGGCGGCCGGCAACTCGTCCTCGGTATAGAACCGCCACCAGTCGAGCTTGAATACCGTTCCGGCGAGCTCGCCCGGGTGCTGCTGGTAGAGGGCGTTGAAGATCGCCGTTCCGACGCTGACCTTGATCGCTTCCCACCGGGCGGTGGCCTGCGCTTCGTCCTCGTCCTGCTGCACGGACAGCAGCGGCTGCCCGATCTCACGCCCGAGCTGATCGTCAGCCTCAGCGAACGCCGGAATGACGATCTGTTCCCAGTCGTCCTCCTTCAGGAGGCGCCCGTTCAGGTCGTCGTCATGCCACCTGGTCGCGATCGACAGGATGATCGACCCGGGTCGCATGCGGGGCTTGATGACGGACTGCCACACCGACCACGCGGTGTCGCGGACCTTCTGCGAGTAGGCGTCCTCCATGTTGCGGATCGGGTCGTCGATGATCGCGACGCGCAGTCGCCGGCCCGACATCGAGCCCTTGATGCCGCGCGCGATGATGCCGCCGCGCTCGGGCCCGTCGATCGTCCAGTCGGTGGCGCCACCACGGCGGGGTTTCGTCGCTCGAGCGTCGTACTCGCGTTGCACGTCGCCGGAGAACTTCGTTGCCAGGGACGCCTCGGCGGACACGAGGCCGATCTCCCAGTCGGGGCGGTTCAGCAGGAGCCACAGCGGGAACACGACCGACGCCGTCATGCTCTTGCCAGACCCGGGCGGCATGCTGATGATCAGCTTCGTGTCCTCGCCGCGGTCGGCGCGTTCGACGGCGCGCGTGAGCGCGTCCATCAGGACGTCGGTGTGTTCCCGCGGGATGTACTCGGGTCCGATGACGTTCCGCGCGAGCTCGGGCAGCTTCTGCCGGGCCGGTCCCCGCGCTGTGGTGAGGCCGGTCTTCAGCGGTTCGATTGCGCCGTCGGGCAGCCCGTAGACGAGGTTCGCGACGTCGTGATCCGACATGCCGCGCAGCAGGCCGGCAATGTCCTGGAAGTCCATCATCTGGCGGACGGGACTGGCTTCTCCCCCGTCTCGGTGTCGAGGCGATCGAGAGAAGTGCGGACGTGCTCCTCAGGAAGTCCCAGCCGCTGGCAGATCAACGGCAGGTAGGCGGCCTCAAGTTCGATACCGATGCATGCGAACCCCTCGAGCACGGACGCCTCCAGGGTCGTGCCCGAGCCGGCGAACGGCTCCAGGACTACACCGCCCGGCGGAGTGACCAGGCGCACGAGCCACCGCATCAGGTCCAGGGGCTTCACCGTCGGGTGCGCGACGCCGTCGTCGCGCGGGCGCTCGGCCGTCGGGGCCTTAGCCTCGTACCGGAACGTCGGGAAGAACCGCGACGCGCCCCCCTCGTCGCTGTGACCCATCAGCACCTCGTCCTGACCCGGGAACTCGCCCAAAATGCCCGCCTGCTTGCCTGTGCGCTTGCCCGTGCGCTGCACGCTCTGACTCGTGCCGCTCTGCCGGTCGAGGTCGGCGGCCTGCGACTCGTCCAGGACGACATTCGCTGGCCAGCGGGCGGCGAGTTCTGCCGAGCGACCTGACGAGACGCCCAGGCCCTTGCCGCAGACCTCGTTCGAAAGCACGCGCTCGCCACCCGACGAGGTGAGGTCGTCACTCTTCGCCACCCGGCACCCGTCGATGTTCAGTGCCCCGGTGCCGTGCGTGAGCACGTTGCCCGCGACGGTGCCGCTGAGCGGCTTGCGGCCGACGATGATCGGCTCGAACGCGGGCTTAAGCGCGGTACCCCAGCCCTGCCACTGCTCGGCGGCGCGAACCTGCGGCGCCCAACCGTCCGCACCAAAACCGCCGTGGTGGATGGCGTCCGACTGGCGGGCGCGTCGCTGCGGTTCCTCACGCTCCCGTTCGACACCTGCCTCCCTATCGATCGCCTTGGACACGTCCAGCGACTTCGGGAATCCCGACCCGTACAGCCAAGCGATCGAGTCGCGGATCTCGAACCCAGCATCCTCGACCGCTGTAGCGAGCCGGTGCCAGGTGCGGGACCCGCCGAACGCGACCAGGTGGCCTCCAGGCTTAAGAACCCGAAGGGCGTGCCGCCACAGCTCGACGTTGTACGCGATGCCTGTCGAGTCCCAGCCCTTACCCATGAACCCGAGCTCATACGGCGGGTCAGTGACGATCGCGTCGACTGAACTGTCAGCCATGGTGGCCATGACGTCGAGGCAGTTTCCGTGCGTGATGGTCACCAGGTTCTTCGCGTTCGGGATGTCTTTCACCGGGCCCTCGCCGGCGCCGCCGGACCCTGGTGGTTCGGTGTCCTCGTCCGTGAGCTCGGCAAGGCGCCCGCGTAGGTCCTCGATCTCGTCCAGGTCGAACCCGACGCCCTCCAGGCCCGTCGCGTCGGTCCCGCCGTCGGACAGCTCATCGAGCAGCCCCAGAAGCGACTCGTCCACCCACCCGCCGAGCTCGGTGCTGTGGTTCAGCGCGATCAGGGCAGCCTTGGCCTCCGCATCGGTACGGGACGCCCAGCCGAGCTGGACGGGCACCAGCCACGCGCCGGACGCGTCGACAGTGACGCCGTCGGGCGGTGCCTCGCCACGGTCACGCATCGCGCGGAGGGTCTTGGTGCGGCCATGCCCGCTGATCAGGTACCCGGTCCGTTCATCGATCACGACGCCGTCGATGTACCCGAAGCGGGCCACGCTGTCGTTGATCGTGCCGACGTCGTGCGCCTTTGGGTTGCTGGGGTTGGCCTCGATGTCGTCCAGCGCGCGGTACTCGATGCGGCGCTCCACGCCGTCGGGCATGGTGTCGGGATTCGCCTTCTTCGCCATCAGGTCACTCCTCGTCGGGGTTGTCGCGGTACGCGATGAGCTTCTCGATCAGGGCCGACCGTGCGTCGTCGACGGTGACCTGGGCGCCCTTCGGTAGCCCGCCACGGTCCAGGATGCTGTCGGCGGCCTTCAGGCGCAGAGCCTCGTTGTCGCTCGTGGCCATGATGCGCGCCAAGGTCGCGATCGCGGGGTCAACGAGCTCGAGGAGACGTAGCTTCGCGGCACGCTTGACCTGCGGTGCGGACCCGCCGTGCAGCCGGCAGACGGTGCCGCCCTTGATCGGTGACTTCTGGCACGGCGTACCGGCGCGGGTCTTCTTCCCGCAGATCGCGCGATCGTTCATGGGGTCACGTCCTGCATGGGGTCACTCGTGCAGCCGCTGGTCGATCGACGCCGTGAGCCCGCACACGGTCGAGGCCGCGAGCGCCACGGGGATCGCTTCGGGCCACGTGTACACGCCGAGCCACGCGCCGGCCGCTGCGAGGGCGACGGATGCCCAGAACCCGATGCACCACGGGCACCCGACGAGCTCGGACACCCACTGGGCTACGGGGTGGGTGGCGGCGTTCAGGCGCCCGTGGATCGGCTCGGTGATGGAGTCCACGCCCGCGATCCGGTAGAGCCGGAACGCGGCGAGGCCGAGCAGCACTGCCCACACGAGGATCATCAGGTCTTTGCCTTCCTGGAGTTCTGGACGTGCGCGATGGTGGCCGCGACACGCTGCTGCTGCGGGGTGGTGCCTGTGACGGGCCGTAGTGATGTCTCGGGTACGACACGGTTGCCGTTCTCGGTCTTCAGGACGCGGTACCGCATGCGGCGCTTGCGGGCGGTGCCCGGGTCGGGCATCGCCGGTGCTTTGAGTCCTCCCCGGGTGTTGTCCGGGACGCCGGGCAGCTCGAACGCGCCAGGCGCGACGAGGCCGGAGCGTAGGAGGTGTGGTTCGACCGCTTGCCGGAACGTGCCTTCCTGCGATGACAGCCACGTCTTGGACGGTGGGGCGCCCCGGCCGGGGACGTAGATCTTCGGGTCGCGCATCTGCCGCCCGCCGAGGCCCTGCAGGTTGCCGTACAGGGTGCGCACGTGCGGCG